CTAGATGTACTCTTTGAAGAAGCACGAGGTAATCCTGTAGAAGCAAAGAAGCTTGCAGGATACAGCGAGAATGTTGCAACGTCTTCTATTACAAATGCGTTGAAAGAGCAGATAGCTGACCTTACTAAAAAGTTTATTTCTTCTTCTGCTACTAAAGCAGCCTATTCTATGTTTGAAGTAATGCACAGTCCTACAGACTTGGGTAACAAAGAAAAGATGGTGGCTGCAAAAGATATACTAGACCGTAGTGGATTTACTAAAACAGATAAGGTGGAGGTGACGGCAGCTAGTCCTCTGTTTATCCTGCCACCGAAGAACGATGAGAACGACTAAAGATTGGAAACTTCCTGTACCTGAGGAAACAGAAGATGGGTTTGATTGGCAACCTGTTGTACGAGTAGGAAGAACTGTACCCTTTGGATACGAGCAAGACCCTGAAGACAAAGATATTCTTTTACCCATAGTAGAAGAATTAAATTTGTTAGAAAAGGCTAAGAAGTATCTAAAACAGTACAGCTACAGAGATGTATCGAACTGGTTGAGTGAACAGTCTGGACGCTACATATCACATGTAGGTTTGATGAAGAGAGTAAAACTTGAACAAAAGCGTAAGAGAGAAGCTTCAAATCAACGCTACCTTGCCCAAAGGTACAAAGAAGCCCTTGAGAAAGCAGAAAAAATCGAAGCCACAAGATTCGGTGCAAGAGACCAAGGTACACGCACAACCGAAGCCTGAGCCGATAGAAACGGAAGAAGCACAAAAAGTTATCTTTCAACCAAACAAAGGACCACAGACAGAGTTCCTGTCAGCAACAGAACGAGAAGTTTTATACGGTGGTTCAGCAGGAGGTGGCAAGTCTTACGCAATGTTAGCCGACCCTGTGCGATACTTTAACAATCCACACTTTAGAGGGTTGTTAATAAGACGAACAACAGAGGAACTAAGAGAACTTATCTCTGCTTCTAAACAATTATATCCAGAAGCAATACCAAACATAAAGTTTATGGAAAGAGATAAGACTTGGGTAGCACCGTCAGGAGCAACACTGTGGTTGTCTTACTTGGATAGAGATGATGATGTTACACGGTATCAGGGACAGGCATTTAGTTGGATAGGGTTTGACGAGTTAACACAGTGGGCAAGTCCATATCCGTTTGACTACATGAGGTCAAGACTACGTGCAGCAAGAGGGAGTGGATTAGACCTGTATCAACGAGCTACAACAAACCCCGGAGGAGCAGGACATCAGTGGGTTAAGAAGATGTTTATAGACCCTGCACCACACGGCACAGCTTTTTGGGCAACAAACATAGAAACAGGTGATATTCTACAAATGCCGAAAGGTCACAGCAGAGAAGGTGAGCCACTATTTAAAAGACGGTTTATTCCTGCAACGCTGTTTGACAATCCATACCTAGCCGAAGACGGTATGTACGAAGCAAACCTTTTGTCGTTGCCAGAGCATCAACGTAAACAACTGTTAGAAGGTAATTGGGATGTTAATGAAGGAGCAGCATTTCCAGAGTTTAATAGGAGGGTACATGTTGTTGAGCCTTATGATATACCTCACAGTTGGACTAAGTTTCGTGCTTGTGACTATGGGTATGGCAGTTACACAGGTGTAGTCTGGATAGCCGTAACACCTGCAGAACAGTTAGTCGTGTATAGAGAGTTGTACGCATCAAAAATATTGGCAACAGACTTGGCTGACATGGTGCTTGAAGCAGAAGCAGAAGATGGTAAAATACGTTATGGTGTATTAGATAGTTCACTGTGGCACAAAAGAGGAGATACAGGACCTTCATTGGCAGAACAAATGATAATAAAAGGTTGTCGATGGAGACCCTCTGATAGAAGTAAAGGAAGTCGCATTGCAGGAAAGAACGAAATACACAGACGATTACAGGTTGACGAGTTTACTGAAGAACCTAGACTTGTCTTCTTTAACACTTGTACAAATATTATATCTCAACTTCCTTCTATCCCACTCGACAAAAACAACTCGGAAGATGTAGATACAAAGTCTGAAGACCACCTGTATGACGCACTACGCTATGGTGTTATGACACGACCACGAAGTAGTTTGTTTGACTACAACCCAGATATGCAGCGAACTGGTTTTCAAATGGCTGACTCAACTTTTGGATACTGAGGTAAAATATGGAAGAAGATGGTATAAACCCTGACTCAACAGAAGCATCAGCGATTGATGATATGGAGCAGGATGCACTAACAGACGCACCTGCAGGAGACATAGTTAGTTTTGTAAAAGGTAAATTCAACAAAGCCGAAACAAACAGACGAGGTGATGAAGAGAGATGGATACAAGCCTATAGAAACTACCGTGGTTTATACAGTCCTGAAGTACAATTTACCTCTACAGAAAAATCAAAAGTATTTGTTAAAGTAACTAAAACAAAAGTTCTTGCTGCTTATGGACAGCTTGTAGAAGTATTGTTTGGTGGTAACAAATTTCCCCTAAGTATTAACCCAACAGTATTACCTGACGGAGTAGAAGACACTGTTAGTCTTGAAACAAATCCTCAGGTAAAAGAAGCTACAGATGAGATAGTTGGTGATGACCAAGCTATGCCTGAGCTTCTTCCCGGAGAAACATTTCCTGACTTTATGCAACGTGTAGGTCCTTTACAAGATGACCTCAGTGCTGTAGAAGAAGATGTTAAGTTTAAGTCAACAGGCAGTCCTACGTCTGTCAACTTCCATCCTGCAATGGTTGCAGCAAAGAAGATGGAAAAGAAAATACACGACCAACTAGAAGAGTCGAATGCTAAGAAACAACTACGAGCCGCAGCCTTTGAAGCGGCTCTTTTTGGTACAGGTATAATGAAAGGACCTTTTGCTGTAGACAAAGAGTATCCTAATTGGGACGAGAACGGTGTATACAATCCACTGTTTAAGACTGTACCACAAACTTCTCACGTATCTATCTGGAACTTCTATCCAGACCCTGATGCAAGTAATATGGATGAAGCAGAGTTTATTATAGAGAGACACAAGATGTCTCGCTCTCAACTACGTGCATTGAAGAAGAGACCATTTTTTAGAGAGAATGCCATTGACAAATCTCTTGATGAGGGAGAGATGTACAATAAAGAATGGTGGGAACATGTCATGGAAGACAACAACCAAGAAGACAGAGCCGAAAGATTTGAGGTTCTAGAGTTCTGGGGTTTTGTTGACAGAGAGATAATAGAAGAGTATGACGTTGATATACCTGAAGAGTTAGGTGATGTAGAGCAAGTTAGTGTAAATATTTGGATATGCAACAACAATGTTCTTAGACTTGTTATGAATCCGTTTACTCCTGCCTACCTACCTTACTACGCAACACCATATGAGATGAATCCATACAGCATATTTGGTGTAGGTATTGCAGAAAACATGGATGATACACAGACACTGATGAACGGTTTTATGCGTATGTCTGTGGACAACGCTGCACTGTCAGGCAATCTTATCATAGAGGTAGATGAAACAAACCTAGTACCGGGTCAAGATTTATCTGTGTATCCGGGAAAAATATTTAGAAGACAAGGCGGCGCACCGGGTCAGGCTATATTTGGTACAAAGTTTCCTAACGTGTCGAATGAAAACATGCAGATGTTTGACAAGGCACGACAGTTGGCAGACGAGAGTACAGGCTTTCCGTCCTTTGCTCATGGTCAGACAGGTATCACAGGTGTAGGACGTACAGCATCAGGTATTAGTATGCTCATGTCGGCTGCTAACAACTCAATACGTAGTGTAATTAAAAATGTAGATGACTATCTACTAGGACCAATAGGTAAAGCATTCTTTAGTTTTAACATGCAGTTTGACTTTGACCCTGAGATTAAGGGTGACTTAGAAGTTAAGGCACAGGGTACAGAAAGTCTTATGGCTAACGAGGTACGTAGCCAGAGACTAATGCAGTTTATGCAGACAGTATCTAATCCTGCTCTCGCTCCGTTTGCACGAATGGATTACATTGTTAGAGAGATAGCAAAGTCTATGGACTTAGACCCTGACAAAGTGGCTAACTCTATGAGTCAGGCTGCAGTACAGGCTGAGATACTCAAGAAGTTTCAGGAGCAAAACCCACCACCACCTCCTCCACCTAATGAGGGTAAACCTCCACAAGAAACAGAAGAAGTTCCTGCAGGTGTTCAACCTCAAGACACACAGGGTACAGGAGGGGGTACTATAGGCACAGGCTCAGTACCAACACCTGATGAGCCGGGATTTACTGGAACTAGACAATGAACCTAAAAAAATTAGTAAATGACAAGTCTCTATGGGACAACTTCATAGAATACATTGATGATGCTATTCAAAAGAATCATGTAGCTTTAGAGCAGTCTGACAATCATGTGGTTATTCACAGACTGCAGGGTGCAATAGGTGCGTTACGTAGACTTAAATATCTTAGAGAAGAGATGAATGGAACTGAATGAGCAGACACAAAAAGCTTTTGGAGTTGTATCCAAAGAAGAAGCTGAAGAAATAAATAGAGAACGGTCTCTGTTGGATAAGATATTTAATCCTATAGACTCACGAGTAGTATCTGATGATGTTAAAAATCTTTTATTAGACCCTAGTGTAGTAGACCCTGAGTTTGATATGAGAGATTTATTAGCACTAAAGAGTGATGAAGACTTTATGGAAGAGTATGCTAATACACAAAACGAAAGAGCTGCATTAAAAAGAAAAGAAAGTGAAAACTCTATTAGAAATACTGGATACGACTTCTTAACAGAAAGACTAAACCTAGACCCATCAACAGCACAAGGGGTTGTAACAGCTGCAGAGTTTCTACCTTTTGTAGGCGATGCACCAATGATAGAAGATGCTATTGACCAGTTTAGAAGGGGGGACATAAAAGAGGGAGCTTTGACAACTCTCTTAGCAACAGCAGGTATTGCTTTTGATGGCATTCCTCTCATAGTAGATGGAATTAAAAAAGCTAGTAAACCCCCTCAGATATTTGTTGGTGAAAAATCTGAGTTTGCTGATAAAGTAGCATCTAAAAAAATAATGGAGTCACGAGAGCTAACATCAAGTGCTGATGACGCTTTTGGTCTTGGTGCAGTTGCTGAATTTCCTGATGAGTTGAAGAGAAAAATTTATAATGATGAAGCTTACATATCAGACGCAGGACCTAACAAAGGTAAATTAGTAGAACGTGTACCTGAAACAGACCTTAATCCAGAGGGTGAATCTATAATTCCAATGATAACATCAGCAGAACGGTTACAAGATTCAAAGAATACATTTAGAAAATTTTACAGAGATAATAGGATAATGCACAGTGGTGACATTGTTACAGACTTAAAGAAAATGCCTGAGGAGCAAAGAGAAAAAACCAAAGAAATGTTAAGAGAAATTTGGTTAAAGAATGGTTGGACAGTAGGTAAGAATAATAAATTTTACACAGAGATAGATGATTCTTATTTATTCGACACTTCTGTTAATCCTTCAGCAGATGTTGCTAACAAGTATTTTAAACTTAGATTATTTCTTAATGAACAAAAACAAGACTTGGTTAATGGTGGACTTACACTGCCACGACCACTTAAAGATGTTTTTAATCATCCTAAACTTTATGAAGCCTACCCACAATTAAAAAATTTAGCCATAAGAGTTATGACAAAAGACGATAGTGATACTTTTGATAGGATAGGAGGACACTATTCTTATGGTGGTAGAGATGGATTTTCTGAGATTGTTATGAAGGTAGATGGATTTGAAGATAGAGATTTTAATATAGATAAAGTTAAAAAACTTTCACAGTCAGATACATTTACCAGAAGTTTTATGAAAACTTTAATACACGAACTTCAACATGCTGTGCAACACATAGAAGGTCTAAATTATGCTCATTATCGTAACTTAGATAAAGACAAAATAAAACAAGCTAAAATTACTTTATCTACAGTTCTTCCAAAACATTTAGAAGATTTTAAAAAAGCCGATGAAAAATTTAATTTTTATAAGAATTTAAAAAGTATGAGACCAGAAGAATTTGACCCTGAAGATTACTTTAATGAATACAAAGTAGCAGAAAGAGAAAGACAAAATTTTAAAGATATACTAGAATCAAGAGCATATAAATTAGATGAGTTAAACAATTTAGACCTTGAGGATGAGTTTAGTGATGTTAATTATTATGATACTATGAGAGAAGCAGAAGCCAGATTATCTACTAACAGATTATACTATGGTATGGATGCTAGAATGGAAATTGCACCCTTTGATAATATGACTACTCAGAGTAAAGGTATATCAGGATTAGATATATTAAGAAAAGCAAGTGCTGATAAAAATGGCAGAGTAGATTTTAATAAGTTCCACGAATTAAGAACTAAGGTTTTACAGCCTATCTTTAAACAAAAAGAAGAAGGAGATAAATTTCTTGATAAAGCATTTGAAAAAGTAACAGGTATAAAGTTTGATATAAATGAACCTAAAACGTATGATAACTGGGCATATGGTACAGATTCTTCTTTAGGTAGTAACAGAACTAAAAATTATAATAATTTAACAGAATTACTCCATGAGGGAAAAATAAGCAAAAAAGATTTTAAAAATGCACTAACTATGTTAGATATAAAGTTAGCAAATGTGGGTGCAAAAGTTGAACCTAATAGAGATTTAATTAGAGGGTCACATTATAATCTTCAGAGTCCTTTTGTTCTTGTAAAATTTTCAGACGAAACTAATCTTAAACCAACCACTAACCCAAATTATAATCTCACACAAATATATGATGACACAAGTTTTGATGCTACAAAAGGAGATGGAATTAACTACGAAGTAATTTCTTTTAAAGATGACGATGGTAGAACTGGACAGTATTTTTTCGTAAAAGAAAAAGATTTAGTGTATAACACCTTACACAGAAAAAGAATGCCCACACACTATAAAACTGTTAAGGGAGAAGTTCAGTCAGTTAGTCCTATACAGCAAGAAAGTATAAAAAGATTATACAAAGAAGATGACCCTTTTATAGATTTAGAAGAGTCTATTAAAGAAAATCTTGATATTCCTAAACCAAAAAGGATTCCTAACACAGATGACAATGTAACTTATAATTATTATGATGCTACCTCAGGGTCTAATAATAATTTTAGCACACATCCTTTACTAAGAACTTTATTAAAAAGACAATCAACATCAGGACCTGCAGGAGTTAATAAATTTAATAAATTAAATTTAACCACTAGAGAATTAAAACCAAAGATAGGTCCAGATTTTTATAGAGACCCTGATAAAGAATTTGAAAAATTTATAGCTCCTTATAAAGATGATTATAACACTCGTCTTAATCAGTGGACAAATGATATGATAATGAGAAAAGACGAGTTACGTCTGGAACAAATGAAAGATTATGATTTACGAAATTTTGATTTTCAAAAAGGTCTTGAGTCTAAAACATCACCAAGTAAGTATGAATATCTTCCAGCATATGGTAAAAGGAGAGAGGGTCAATCTACTATAGAAGAAATTTTTCCCCAGAGAAAAAGTCCTTATGGTGGCATTGAAGAAATAAAAGACCCTGTATACTTACCTGATGATTATGATTATTACTCAGCTAATGCTAGAAAAATTAGGAGAAAATAGATGGCAAAAGGTGGAAGAGTAGACAGAGCAAGAGTACCCCCTTCTAAACCAGAAAATATAGATAGGATAGGCATGATGAAAGTGCCTATGCTTAAACCTTCTATTATGAAAACTGATATACAGTCAGCTTTAGGTGACTTAGAGTATGAAGCTGAAGTTAGACCAGAGTTTATTAGTCCTATTGGTATACTAGGTCTTGACCCTAAAATGACTGATATATCTTTTGATAAATATCCTTTCGATAGTCCTCAAGGATTTTATAGACCTGCTACTGACCGAATGAATATTGCTGATGTTACTAAAGAGGGTTTAGATGAAGCTGAGGAATTAGGTTTTCTTGATAAAAAAGATAGAAAACAGTTTAGAGCTATAAAAGAAAACCCTACTATAGAGCATGAAGCTATACACAGAGGATTACAAATATTAGCAGACTACTATGATTATGATGAGATAGCTAAAAGATTTGACGTAGAAACAGCCGACTTTTTATTTGACAATGCCACAAGAGGAGGTAGGTTAGCGAGTGAAGTTATCACAGAATTAAATGATGCAAGAAGATTAGGTTTAAAAGATTATGAGACTTTTGTAAAAAGGTTTAGGAATCGCACCACACTAGGGGGTGGTGATGATGAGTTAAAACTATTTATGGCTAAAAATCTTGCGTACTTACCTGCTATGGAAGAGTTAGCAAAAGAAAGATTATATGACAGGAATCCAAAGGGAGGACCTACAAGGGATGCAAGGGGACTAGCAAAAGGTAGCCTAGATAAAAATTTTTATAGAGATAAAAGAGTTAAGAAGAATATACTGTCAGACTTTGTTGGTAACATACGACAGAAGTTCAAAGAATTTGTAACTAGAAAACCTGACTTTGAAGAAACAAGTAAACAAATGCCAAAAGAATTTAACAAGGGTGGTGCTGCTATGGAACAACAAATGGAGATGGCTTTTATGCAAGAGGGTGGACTAAGAGATGATGGTATGGACAGAGACCCTGTGAGTGGTAATGAAGTTCCATCTGGTTCACTAGCAGAAGAAGTGAGAGATGACATACCTGCACAGCTTAGTGAGGGAGAGTATGTCGTTCCTGCAGATGTTGTACGCTTCTTTGGTATAAAGTTCTTTGAAGACCTACGTATGCAAGCTAAGATGGGACTTGCACAAATGGAAGATGCAGGACGTATAGGTGGAGAGCCTATTGAAGAAGATGCAGAAATGCTTGACCCTGAAGACGAAATGAAGATACGTGAGATGGTAAGAGGTTTTCAGGGTGGTGGTGTAAGCACAGATGAAGACTTTGAAAAAGATGCAGAAGCTAAGAAGTTTGACTTTGCTAAATACTCAACTCCGGGTGGAACACTCTTTGGACCTCGTAAGCCTAGACTAGAAGGACTCGTTACCTACTATCACCCTGACGGAAGACAAGAGAATGTTCTTTATGTAAATGGTAAAATAGCTAATGAAGAACAAGTTCAGTTTACAAAAGCTCCTTGGTCAACAACTAAACCAAGCGTATCTACTCCGTCTACAGGAACAGGTGGTGTGTCTATAGACAGAGGTGGTGAACAATTATTTTCTAATAGAGAAAGAGATTTAGGTGGAGTACCTACTACAACTCCAGATGAGTCCTTATCTACAGAGGACTTAGCTAGAAAATATGATGGTCAAGCACTATATTTTGATGCAGAAAAGAATAGGGCTGTAAAGATGCCTGAACTTGTGTATAAGAACTTACAACGAGAATATGAACAGTTAGGTGGTGCTGCAGTATTTGATAGTGAAAAGGGTAAAGGAGATGGTTTTGGAAGATACTATAGATTACCTCAGTCAGACAAAATGAGTTTACTATTTGAAAATATGTTTGGTGAAAAACCAAGTGCTACAGAAATAAGAGGTCTGTTAGATAAGAGTCAAACTGATGTTAGTTTTATAGATGCACTAAAAAGTGGTGGACTGCTTGGTTTGATTATGAAGTTCGCAGGGGATAAAAATAAAAAAGTAGTATCAGACACGGTTAAACCAAAACAAAGAACAGCACTAGAAGATTTAGCTGCAGGTAATGTTCGTAATCAATTTTTAGAGACAGACAGTAAAGGTCAACCTACTGGAAGAATTGACCCTGATAAATATTTTGCTGAAATTGGTAAAGGCACACCGTTGGGAACAACTAGAGTTGATAAATTTTTATTAGGTATCGATAAAAATACTACACCTGAACAACTAGCTAGAATAGAAAAGAATAGACAAGATGTTCAAAGAGATGCTTTCAAAAACTTTCAAAAAGAAGCAGAAAGAATAAGTCCAAAAGGCATAGAAGCAAAGTTAGAGAGAGACAGACTTGCTCGTGAAAGACAAACATCAGGCTCTGAAGAAGATAGAGCAGAATCAAATAGAATGAGTGACGCAGAGTTTGCAGAAACATTTGGTGGAACTCCAAGTCAAGTATATGAAAGCAGTGGTAGAGGCACAGGTGGATTTGGATTTGGATTTGAAAAGGGTGGACTAGCATCTAAAACAAAAGCTAAACCAAAACGAAAAAAGAATACTAAAGGATTAGGCACTAAACCTAAGGCTACTTGACAATCATGTCAACCCCAATAACAGGAGAAAAATATGCCAGAATTAGAAACAGTAGA